GCCGTTGTTGGTGCTGGTGGATCTCTTGTATTCTCCGTAACTGGTCCTGGAACCAATTATACTGCTGATGATCTGGTTCTTCCCCCAGAACCAAATGGGGAAAATCTCCCTATCGTTGGTTTGACGAGAATTGGTCTTGGCGCAACTACGGTAACAGGTGTTGGATGCTCTATTTCTGTAGAAATCGCTGGTGTTGGCACCGCCACTGGAATTGGATCTACTTATTATGAAGTTGCCAGATGGGAATTTAGCAAGAAAGGTTATGGATTCAAACGCGGTGATACCTTCACTGTTTCTGGTCTTTCTACTGATCCTGGTGCTGGAGACAACTACAGAAACTTTGAAATTGAAGTCGTTGATGTATTTACCGATCAAGTAGCAGCATGGCAGTTTGGTAATATCGATTATCTCGATAATATCAAACCATATCAAAATGGAGATCAGAAAAGATTCATTCTTGAGTATCAGAGATCCATTGTCAGTTTTGAGATTGATAGAAATGATGCAGATTCTAAGGAAATTGATCTGTCCGCAGTTCTTCTCATCTTTATCAACGGTGTAATCCAAGAACCTGGAGTTAACTATGTGTTCACTGGAGGATCAGTCCTTGAATTTATTACCGCACCTACTGCTGAAGACAATGTTGTCATCTTCTTCTACAGAGGAACAATTGGGCAGGATAGCTTCCTGTTTGATGTCAACGAAGTTATTAAAGTTGGTGATGAAATTAAACTTGAAAAGAGTACTGAGGTAGAACTGAATAGAGTACCTAAAACTGTCGAAAACTTTGCACAATCTGAAAATAGAATCGTTAAGAGAATTGATAGTGCAGTTACTGTAGAAACACCATTCTATCAAGGAGTAGGTATTAGTAATGACAACTACAAACCACTAACTTGGATAAAACAGAAGAAAGACATTTTGATTGATGGTGCAGTTGTTTCTAAAGCAAGAGATTCTATTGAAGCTCAAATCAGTCCGATTGCTAGCGTAATTGGTGTTGTAAGCACAACTGACGCATTTGTTTTTGTTGATTCTGTTGCCCTGTTCAAAGATACTGATGGTTCTTTGACTGAGAACTTTAACATCACATTTATTGCTCAGACTGGATTCGGAACTACCGCCGTTTCTGGTATTAATTATGAAGATATGACGGGCATCAATCCATTGGTAGTTAATGTACAAGGATATATCGGTCTTGTGACTGGTATTAGCACATGTCCTGGTATTGGAACTGATCTTGCAATTCAAATCCAATTTGATGTTCAAGAGTATGTGAACAATGGTAATGATCCCACTGGACTTGGAACCAATTATCCTTTCAGACTCTATGGAACTGGAATCAACACAACTGGTATTGCAATAACATCTATCGATACTCACGACACAGATGTTGTTGGAACTAGTACATACTATGCCGATAATATCTACTATGCATCCGCTGTTTCCTTTGTCCCTGGATCTGGAAGTCGCCTTGGAATCATTACTGCAAACATTGCATCTTATACAGATACAACTGGTTTTGTTGGAGTTGGTTCTACTGCCTACCCTTACGCTTACTTTACTTGGGGTAGATTTGGTGAGGTTGATCGTGCTGCTAGACCAGTTTATGCAAATGTCAAGGGATTAAATTATGACCCACAAATGAGCGAATATCCCATTGTACAAAGAAGGGGTGTTGGACTGAGAGGGACGGGGGGTCTTCCGAAACGATTATAAATACAAAAAAGTTAGACCTTTCGCCCGCTCATAATAATGGCAGCCATTATCACCGATCAATTTAGGGTCATTAACGCAAATAATTTTGTAGACTCCGTAATTGATGGATCTAATTCATATTATACATTTTTAGGTCTTGCTAATCCGACTATTGCGGGTTATGGAAGAACTAGCACTTGGAACAGTACGACTGTCCAACCTCCATCACCAATTGATAATATCAGTTATGTCAATCATGTTTATGACACGATGCTGTTTGGGCGAAAGATTCTTCCTGGTGATGTAAGACGACTAGTTCGCAAAGTTCAATGGACAAAAGGTACATCATATGATATGTACCGTCATGACTACAGCACAAATAACAGGTCTCTGGTTTCTAACTCCAGCAGACTATATTCTGCAAATTATTATATAATTAACCAAGACTTCCAAGTCTACATTTGTATTAACAATGGTTCTGCTGGAATTACCTCAGTAGCGAGTGCTTCTCTCGATGAACCAACATTTACTGATTTGGAGCCATCCGCTGCTGGGACGAGTGGTGACGGTTATCTATGGAAATACCTCTTTACTGTTCCTCCCGCCGATATCGTTAAATTCGACTCAACTGAATATGTAGCTGTTCCTAACGAATGGTTAAACTCTACAGATAATGAAATTAAAGTTGTTAGAGATAACGGAGATTCCACTATCAATAACAACCAAATTAAAGTCGTTTCTATCGATGAACAGGGAGAAGGATATGCATTCCTGTCTACTCCAGTAGAAGTAGACATTTTGGGTGATGGTAGTGGAGGTAAAGTAAGAATTCAAACCAACACAAACGGACAAATCATTTCCGCTACAGTTACTGCTGGTGGTCAGGGATACAGTTTTGGAAGGGTTGATCTTTCTAGTATTAATGGTTCTGTTACAAAGTTTGCCAAACTGACTCCCATCATTCCGCCGTCCAGAGGACATGGTTATGATTTGTATAAAGAACTTGGCACTGATAAGGTTCTAATCTACTCTAGATTTGACAATTCTAGTTACGATTTTGCTTCCGATACGACATTTGCTCAGATTGGTATCCTTAAAAACCCAATTGCAGCTGGTGCTGGATCTACTGCTGTTCTCAACACATCAGAATTTTCTAACACTAAAGCAATTAAGTTTACAGGAAGCAGCGCACAACCACTCGCAATTGGATCTAAGATTCAACAAGCTATTCCTGGAATTGGAACTGCAAAGGGTTATGTAGCTTCTTATGATGCATCCACTCAGGTCATCAAGTATTTCCAAGACAGAAATCTTTATGTTGACCAGATTTACTACGATGCAACTGATAGCATCAGCGTTGCTGGTGATGCGGCAGTTTTGGAGTTTTCTTCTTCTGGAAATGCTGTTACTGCAGATGGTGGATTTAGTGTAAACATTGATTCTGGTTTCTCTGGAATTTCAACAACTACTCCTTCGGGTAAAGTTGTTGATCTAGGTGTACAATTCACCAGTGGTCTTGCGCCATCCGAAATAAATAAAAGGACTGGTGAGATCATTTACCTTGATAATAGACCTTCTATTACAAGGAATGAGCGTCAAAAAGAAGACATCAAAATCGTTTTAGAATTCTAAGAAGATGCCACAACAGACTAACCTCAATGTAAGTCCATACTATGACGACTTTGATGCCGAGAAGGGGTATCATCGAGTCCTGTTCAAACCAGGATTTCCCGTACAGGCTAGAGAACTTTCTACCTTACAATCTATCCTGCAGAATCAGGTAGAGACATTCGGTAGTCATATCTTCAAGGAAGGATCCATTGTTATCCCTGGATCATGCACATTTGATGGGCAGTATTATGCGGTTCAAGTTAATCCAACTCACTTAGGCGTTGATATTGGAGCATATGCCTCTCAAGTCGTTGGTAAAATAATCAAGGGTCAGACATCTGGAGTTACTGCAAAAGTAATTAATTATATTAGTGCTACTGAGTCTGACAACGACAACGATACTTTTTTCGTAAAATATATCAAGTCTGCTAATACTGGCGATTTTGAGTTTTTCAGTGACAATGAAGTTCTAGTTGCTGAACAGGCATTTTCTTTCGGCGGTACAAGCATTAATGTTGGTGGAACATTTGCATCTACAATTGAACTGAATGCCTGCAGCATTGGATCTGCTGCATCTGTTGATGAAGGTGTATATTTTGTTAGGGGTAATTTTGTTAGGGTACAGAAGCAAACAATTATCTTAGATCAATATAATTCCCAACCTTCTTATCGTGTTGGTCTAAAAATTGTAGAAAGTGCAATCAGTGCTAAAGCAGATAATACACTTTACGACAACGCAAAAGGATTTTCTAACTTTGCTGCTCCTGGAGCAGATAGACTTCAAATCAAACTAGTTCTTGCTAAAAAAGCAGTTACTGATTTTGAAGATACTGACTTCGTAGAAGTTCTTAGAATTGATAACGGAACAATTCTTTCTATTAAGAAAGACACCGAATATTCTAGAATCAGAGATTATATTGCATCCAGAACATTTGATGAGTCTGGCAACTATTCTGTTGAGAAATTTATTGTTAATGTTGAAGAGTCTCTAAATGACAGACAGGGGAATAATGGCGCGTATTATTCCGATCAAACCACATATGACGGAAACACTCCGTCTGATGATCTTGCTGTATTAAAGATCAGTGCTGGTAAAGCATATGTCTATGGATATGATATTTCTACAGATGGTCCAACAACGATTGACATATTCAAACCCAGAGAGACTCAAGAAGTCAAGAATAAGGCATTCCCATTTGAAATGGGGAATAAATTTGTTGTCAATAATGTCGTAGGTCTCACTACCTTTACAAATAGAATTGATCTCTATAGTGGTCCTTATTCTGGAGCAACAAATGTTGCTGCGGGAACTAGTGTAAAGATCGGAGATGCTAAAGTATATACTATTGGACTGAGAGATGCTGAATATAAAGATGCATCTACAGAATTCAATATGTACTTGTATGATGTACAAACATATACAACATTAACACTAAACGATAATGTTAGTGCTACCGAACTGATTGAATCCGCATACATTGTCGGTAAAGAAAGTGGTGCTAGTGGATATGCAGTTGCAGCTGGATCTGGAACTAGTACTGTTAACATCACACAAACATCTGGAAACTTCAGATTGGGAGAACAAATCCTAATCAATGGAGTACAAGAACTCCCCAGAGCTATTGAGAACATCAAGACTTATGGGATTAATGATGTTTACAGTTTCCAACAATCTAGTACATTCTCTGCAGACAAAAAACTGACAGACCGACTTCCTCCTAGATTTGGAAACGGTCTGATGAGAATCACTGCTGCAGGGACGGTGACTTCTCCTAGATTTGATAGTTTTCAATCATTCAAACCTGGAGATGTTATCAGATACGAATCTGCTACAGATACTGGTGGTGCTGCTCTGAGTGTTCCCACTCAAAATGTTGTTATTTCTATTGCTTCTGACCTTCAATCGATGCAGGTTGGAGCAATGACAACCGTATCTGGTCTGTTTGATGGTGGAGTAAAAGCATTTGAGGGTGCTGTAAAGATCGGTGTTCAAGACAGTAATGTTGAAAATGCATCTTTAATTACTAGACTCCCTGATCTCAATATTGCCAATGTAGATTTCAGCAATTCTACTTTACTACTTTCTGCCCAGGTTACCAACGAAACCACGACTGCTGGTGGCGTATTGGTTGTTCCTATCTCTTCTGTGAATCTTGACGACGCATCTTTCGTTGCATTTGATCAAGAGAGATATCAAGTACAATACTCTAGTGGGACAATCGCTGATATTGATGAGTCCCAAGTTCTTGTAACTCCAACATCTCTTACTATTTCTGGACTGACGCCAAGTCAATCTAACATCAAAGTTAATGTAACTGTCTCTAAGGCAAACATCAAGAATAAAGTAAAAGAGTACAAGAGATCTCAAAAAGTTTCTATCACAAGATCTACAAACAGAAGATCTGGATCTGACCCCAACACAAGCGTTAACGATGGTCTGACTCATAGTGAACTCTATGGTATTAGAGTTCAGGACAGAGAAATCTGTCTCAACTATCCAGATGTAATTGATGTAGTAGCAATCTATGAGTCTCTAGATACATCTGCCCCAATTCTCGATAAACTGACATTCTCTTCTACGGATAATGTCTTTGCGAGTGCTATCGTTGGTGAAAATATTTTTGGTACGACTAGCAAAGGAATTGCTAGGGTTGTATCTATTGATGCTCTTAATAGTCAAATTGAAGTTGTATACTTGACAGATGACAGATTCTCTGTCCTAGAGCCACTTGAATTTGAAGAATCTAAGGTTGTTGGGGTTCTTCAAGCATACACTCCTGGAAAGTATAGAGATATCACTACAAGCTATTTGCTAGATAAGGGGCAGAAAAATCAATATTATGATTATTCTAGAATTGTGAGGAACAGAGGAGCATATGTTCCTCATAGACAGTTGTTAGTTGTTTACAATAGATATGATGTGCCCAGTGGAGATACGGGTGATGTATTTACTGTCAATAGTTATGATGAGCAAAGATATTCCAAAGACATTCCAAATATCGGACCTTCTGAGGTCGCTGCTCATGATGTATTAGACTTCAGACCTAGAGTAACTACATTTAATCCTGGTTCTGCATCGAAGTCTCCTTTCTACTATACATCTAGAGACTTTGACGGTGAACCAGATAGAATTTTGACTCCTAACGAGTCAATGACATTTGATTATGATTTCTATCTACCTAGAATCGACAAGTTGATTCTTCTCCCAGATGGATCATTTAAGGTAGAACTTGGCAAAGCATCAAGGCAACCTATTCCCCCCGCTAGCACTAGTATAGGAATGGAGATCGCCACTATTCTTCTTCCCGCATATATGAAAGATGTAGAAGAAGCGAGAGTCTACTTAAAGGATAACCGTAGATTCACAATGCGTGATATCGGTGATCTTGCCGATAGAGTTGAAAATCTTGAACTTGCTACTAGTCTCTCTCTACTTGAAAAGAGTGCCGAGTCTCTACAAATTAGAGATGCTCAAGGTCTTTCTAGATTTAAGTCTGGATTCTTTGTAGACAATTTTAAGACTAGTGACTTCATGGATCCTAGTTCTCCCTGTGAGATTGATACGGATCTTGGTGAACTTAGACCTCTTAGAGAATTTGCTTCTATTGATCTACAAGTAGCACCTGCAACAAATCTCCCCGTTTCTCAGGTTGATTACGATTCAAACTTTAATCTGCTTGATCCCAATACACAAAAAACTGGAGATCTCCTCAGCCTTAAATATGAGGAAGTTGAGTATATCAAGCAAGAGTTTGCAACCAAAGTAAACAACATCAACCCGTTCCATGTTGTTGCATATACTGGTGAACTTAGACTTAATCCGACAGTTGATAACTGGATTAATACTAGAAGAACTCAAAATGTCATTCGTAATACGATTGGTATTACAATCTTCAATAATCAAGTTACAGCAAACTTTAGTTTAACTAGAGGCGGAACTCTGGGTGGATCTGCTACTACAAGAACTAGAGAAGTTGGTAGATCTGTTCAAAGAGATGACATTAGATCTGAAAACACCTTTATCGCAGAGGAAACATTTGATCCATTCTGCCGTTCTAGGAACATTGAATTCAGAGGAATTGGTCTGAAACCCAATACCAGTTTCTATGCTTTCTTTGATAACCAAAGCGGACTTGATATTATTCCCAAACTTCTTGAAGTTAACAATGTTTCTGGATCTTTCCAAGTTGGAGAAACTATTAGAGGTCGTGTTGCTGGCAACAATTTTGAGTTTAGACTTTGTACTCCTAATCACAAATCTGGACCTTTCAATAATCCCACTGAAACATATAGCATTGATCCCTATAACCCAACATCTACGCTTCCTAACGGATATTCTCAGGCATCCACAGTTCTCAACATTGACACAGTAGGACTCGCTGCTCAGGCACAAGGAGCTTTCTTTGGTCTTGTTCTTCCTGGAATGGTTCTGAGAGGATTGACGAGCGGTGCTCAAGCAACTGTTAGTCAAATCAGATTGATTTCTGATGACTTTGGTGATTTGATTGGATCTGTCTTCATCAGAGATCCTAATCAAACTCCCACACCTCAGGTCAGAATCAGATCGGGAAGCAGAGACTTTAAGTTAACATCTAGTCAAACAAACCAAGATCCAGCACCAGGAAGCACTCTTATTTCTACTGCGATTGGTAGATACCTTGCAACTGGAACAACAAGAGTCGTACAAACTGATATTAGAATTACGACTCTTCAGACTACTACGATTACTAACCTCTCTACAATTGACATTAGAGGTACTATTCCTCCCCCGCCTCCTCCGCCGCCGCCAGTTATCATTAACCGCACAACGGTTGTTAATAGAACAGTAGTGGCACCCGCGAGAGCTCGCCGTGTTCAGGTAAGGAGAAGAGACCCTCTTGCTCAAACAATTGTAACAGGACCAGAGGGTGCGTGGATTACTTCTCTTGATGTCTTCTTTTCCAAGAAGAATAGCGGAACCACTCCAGTAACAGTCCAAGTCAGAACAGTAGAACTCGGTACACCCACATTACAGGTGATTGAAAGAAATGCCGTTGCCGTTCTGAGACCTTCTGATATTACTACATCTGTAAATGGATCTATTCCTACAAGGGTAAGATTCAGAACTCCTTTCTATTTGGATCCCGAAACTACATACGCTATCGTACTTGTTTCTGATAGTGACGAGTATGAGGTATTCTGTGGAGAAATGGGTCAAAAAGCACTCAACGCTCAGTTGCTTCCCTCTGCTCAGGGTAAGATTTACTCCCAACAGTTTGCCATGGGATCTCTGTTCAAGTCACAAAACGGAGAAATTTGGACACCATCTCAGTTTGAAGATCTTACATTCACACTCTATAGAGCCAAGTTTACTGCTGATAGCGGTCTTCTTACATTCTACAACCCTCCCATTGAACCCAATAACGGACTTCTCCCTCCTCTAAACTTCGACCCCATTACAGCTCTTCCTAAGAAGGCAAAGATTGGTATCACAACTACATCTAATGCTGGTCTAATTGGAACGGTGTTTACTCAGGGCAGAAAAATTGGAGAAAGTACAGAAACATATCGCTATGGATACATCGATGATAAAGGCGGTCCTGTTCTCGGAACTCCTGGTATTTTAACTGGGGGACGGAATTATGGAACTCCTATCAATCCAGTAAGTACATATAATATTGTCGGTAACGGAGAAGGTCTTACTCTTAACGCTACTGTTGGTTCTGGTATCTCTGCTATCACTGGAGTATCAATTGCATCTTCTGGTAGAGGATACAAAGTAGGCGATGTCATTGGTATTGTTACTGCAGACATGGGTAATGCTGGATCTGGAGTCCGCATCGGTATTAACTCCTTGGGTGGTATCGATACCCTGTATCTGACAGATGTACAAGCAGAGTTATTCAATACGACAACCAATGATCTTCTCTACTATCATGATAGTGGATCTACAATTGACACAGGACTTGATATTATCACATATGATGCTACTGGATCTGTTTACACTGGAGAATATTTCAGAGTAGATTGCAGAAATCATGGTATGCATAGCACCTCTAACAAAGTTATTATTGAAGGTGTTGAGTCCGATGCAGTTCCTACTGAACTGTCAGTTGCTTTGGCGTCTAATGAGACAACAGTTTCTGTTGCTTCTACATCGCAGTTTGCTACATTTGAAGGTGCTACTGTAAGTGCAGCAAACACAGGATATGCATTGATCAACAGTGAGATTGTTTCTTACACATCCGTTGGCATTTCAAGTCTCGGTGGCGTTGTAAGAGGAGTTGATGGAACCAAAGCACTTAACCATTTTCAAAATGATATCATCTCCAAGTATGAATACTCTGGAGTATCTCTCAGAAGAATCAATACAGAGCATGATGTTTCCGCTTTGCTTAGAGATATTGATGAATATCACATTCAAATTAACCGAGGTTCTAGCAGAGGTAGTGATGATGGAACCAACAATATTCCACAGGTTTCCTTTAGAGAAGAAGCTTCTGGTGGCGGAAAGAATGTTTATGCCTCTAGAAACATTCAATATGACGCTGTAAGACCTCTGTTTGCCGCAGCGACATTCGGACCTGGGGACTTTATCTCTCTTCAGTTGAGAACTGTTACAGGCACATCTCCTAACGGTTCTGAGTCTGCTTATGTTGATGATGGTCTAACAAATATCGATTTCAATAGAATTACTCAGTTCGATACAACTCGGATTATTGCATCTCGTGTAAATGAATCTGATAAGCTAGGATCCCTTCCTAGGAGTAAGTCCTTTGGATATACTATCGCTCTGGACAACAATGGCGACGAGTTCAATTCTCCAACGATTAACATCGAAGCTGCATCATCCAACCTGTTTGAAAACAGATTGAATTCTCCAATTGCTGATTATAGAACAGATCCTAGAGTCAACGGCAGATTTGGTGATCCTCATGCTTCTTATTATCTCTCAAATCCGATCTATGTTAAGAATCCTGCTACTTCTCTGAAGGTTATCTTCGAGGCTCGCAGACCCGTTGAGTGTGATTTTAGATGCCTTTATAGCATCCTTAAGACCGATTCTAGCGAGGTAACTCCTGATTTCGAACTGTTCCCTGGTTATCTTAACCTCATAGATACAGACGGAGATGGTATCGGTGATCAAGTAATTGATCCCAAACAAAACGATGGTAGATCTGATGCTCCTGTTGCTGCGGATGAGACCCAATACAGAGAGTATACATACTCTATAGATGAACTTCCAAGTTTCAACGGTTTCCAAATTAAAATCGTATTCACTGGAACTAATCAAGCGAAGTATCCTGTAATCAAGAACCTGAGGGTAATTGCGGTAGCATGAGTTTGATTCCCGTCGAAGGGCACTCTTATCTGTGGAGAGATTCTGAAACTGGAGCCATCGTCAACGGCGATGACTCCAATTATCAGGCATACATAAGGCAAAGAGATGCTAGAAAGAATGAGAAACAAGAAATCGAGTCTATGAAAAAAGACATCGATGAGATTAAGAATATGTTAAGTAAAATTATTGATAAACTATGAGTAGAAATCCCCATTCTGAATTTTTAAAATATCATGGATTTGTTCCAGAGGATACTGGCGATATCCCACGCACTGAACTAGATTTGCTCAAAGCAGATGTTCTAGAGATCAAATTGACTATGCAGCAGGTATTACAGGAATTAAGGAAACTAAATACCTAATAGGATAATCCGTGATGTAAAAGATGGCAGTTTACATTGCTAATCTTCAAATTGACACTGGGGTTGATTTTCAACACGGTTTCAGTTTAGGGGACAACGACACAGGAAGTTTTTTAAACTTAACTAACTACACAGCAACTTCTCAGATGAGAAAGTGGGCAGGTAGTAGCACTGCCGTCTCATTTGCATCTACCGTTACCGATCCCGAAAACGGTCAGATTCAGATCTCTCTGGGTTCGACTGCTACGGTTGATTTAAAACCAGGGCGTTATGTATATGATGTGAACCTCGAAGACGCTGGTGGCTATAAGTACAAGGTCGTTGAAGGAATGGTCCTAGTCAGAGCAGGAGTCACAAGGTAATGCCATCATTACGAATCGGCACATCAAATCAAGTCAAAGTTATTGCCAGTGGTGCCCTCGGTGGAGGTTCTGGTGGTAGATTAACTCTACTCGCGGATGTAGACGCGACAAACTTGGAGGACGGTGTTATTTTGGTTTATGAAGCGGCGACAAACACCTTCATCACAACTAAAAATTTCCCAGCCGCTATCATTGACGGAGGTGTCTTCTAATGTCCGCAACGATCCTCCTCAAAAGAACGCTTGGCACTTCGCCGCCGAACATTGCTCCCGTTGGTACTGGCGTATCCTTTGGTGAACTTGTTTATGCATACGATACCAGCGATGTAGGTGCTGGTAAGTCATATAAGAAGTTATATATCGGTAGTCCATCTGGTCCCACTGCATCCCCAATTCCGATTGGTGGTGAGTATTACACCAGCCTTTTCCCAGAAAATCCCGCTTCTTTCGGTACACCTGAAGCATCTAAAGTTGTCGTTCTTGATACTCAAGCAAGAGTTTCCAAGTGGACTGTCGTAGACGATTTTTATGTCGCAGGTGTTGGTACAGTCAATAGCGACTTTACCGTAGGTGGTAACCTTAATGTAACTGGTGACCTCGTTTATGACGAGGCAAATGCTAGAAATTGGAATATCACTGGTGTTGCAACTGCTGCTACATTAGAGGCAACAAACTTTACATTTACTAATGGTATTATTGAAGACCTGTTTGCAGTAACAGGTGTTGTGACCACATTGAGTGGCACAAGTGCTGACTACTATGAAGTAAATGTAGGACATGCTCTTACTGCTAACAATCTAGAGGTAACAGGTGTTGGTTCTTTCAGTAACCAAGTAACCTTTGCCAATGATATTATCAAGATTGGTCGTGACACTGCTGTAGGTCTTAGCAGTGCAGACGGATCCATCTTTATTGGTGACTATGCCGCTGCTGGCATGGGACAAACAGTCCTTAACCGTCGCAACATTGCGATTGGTGCCAGTGCAATGCAGTATGCTGGTATCCTTTCCAGCTTTGATGAATTAGAATCTAATATTGCTATTGGTAACTTTGCAGGATTTAGACTGCAAGGTACTAAGAACCTGATGATCGGTGATAAGGTAGGTTTTGCCTTATCTTCTAGTGGTAACGACGAGAACATTGCTCTGGGTAACCAGGCAATGTACGGTGAGACTTTCCCCGTTGTTGATGCGGTAAGTCTGAGCATTAATGTTGGTGACCAAACTGCTGTTGCAGATTATGATCAGACTGAAGATGTAACAGAAACCAGTGGATCTGGTCAGGGTCTGTTAGTTAGACTTCAGACTGGTTCCACTGGTCTTGTCACAAATATTGAAATCATCTCTCCTGGTGATGGTTATGAGGTTGGTGATACATTCACCATGCCTTTCGGATTCCAGACCCTTACAGGTTCTGTAACAAGCAAGAACGGAACCTTCCTGAGTGGTGGTACGGGGTCCAGACAACAGCAAAGAAACATTGCTATCGGTCCTTACACTCTTTACAGAGTAGACGGTAGCAAGAACATTGCCATTGGTTATTCTGCTGGTAACGAAACTTATGGCAGTGGCAATGTTATTATCGGTTATCAAAGAAATGTTGCTATCGGAGATAGCGACAATCAACTTGTAATTGGTAACGAGAATATCAATTGGATCGACGGTAACCAACTTGGTTATGTCGGTATCGGCACCACACGACCCTTTGGGTTGCTCGATGTCGGTGGTGTAGTAATTGTTGATAAGGGCACTGGTAACACAGTAATCGCTGGCGTAACATCTGTTCCTCAAATCGATGCCAATGATATTGGTGTTGAGGACATCAAAGTCACTGCTGGTTTAGCAACTGACTTTGCGATCACTTACGCTAAGATTCAGTCTGGTATCATCACGGATACTGTCGGTACTGCTGCAACTATTACGAATGTAGATTTCGTAAATGCAGATATCGAAGCAGCGAAGATCACCGCTGGTATCATTACATCTCAAGTTGGCACATATGCCACAATTACTGTATTTGATACCGAGACTGCTGACCTCAGAGATGTCAAGATCTCTACTGGACTTGTAACCTCTCTTGTAGGTACATACGCAACCATCACAACCTTCGACTCTAACGAAGGTGATATCAATACAATCAAGGTTGTTGCTGGTGTTGTTACTTCCTTGTCTGGTTATGGCGTAACCTATAACACAGCAGACTTTGAGAATCTTGATGCTCTTGATGCCAAGATCACAACAGGTATTATCACCTCTCTGACAGGCACATATGCAACGATCAGAGATGCTAACTTCCAAAACGATGTTCGTGTTGGTGGTGCTCTTACCGTTGTTGGCGATCTGACCGTCAGAGGAACCACTACTTTTGTTCAGAGTCAGGTTCTGCAAGTAACTGACAAGAACATTGAGATTGGTATTACCTCTGGTATTTCTGCCTCTGATGCCGCGGCCAACGACGGTGGTATCATTCTTAAAGGAACGACTGATAAGACCTTCCTGTATGACTTCCCAAGAGAAGCATGGGAATCTAACATTAAGTTTATTCCTAATGTCGATGACTCTCTGGATCTAGGCACTACCGATCGTGAGTGGAGAGATATCTACATCGACGGTACTGCACACCTCGATGCCGCTGATATCCTTGATGCCAAAATCACTGCTGGTATTATTACCAGTCTTGTTGGCACCTATGCGACTATTACGACTGTTGATATTGAGACTCTCGATGCCAGAGATGCCAAGATCACCGCAGGCATTATCACATCTCAGGTTGGCACCTATGCCACAATCACGACTGTTGATATCGAGACTCTCGATGCCCGTAATGTAAACATTACTGGTCTGGCAGTTACAGATATCGTCGGTACTGCTGCTACAATCACCACAATCGATGTCACCGAAGGTGACATTGTAAACGCTAAGATTACTGCTGGTGTTGTAACAAGTATCGTTGGTACATATGCCACAATCACGGTATTTGATACTGAGACTCTTGATGCTCGTAATGTCAATATTACTGGTTTAGCAGTTACCGATATTCAAGTATCTGGTGCTTCTACAGTAACTGGAATTGCTACATTCCAAAGTGATGTTTACATCGCTGGTAATCTGAATATCATCGGTGATGTTCAATACGACGAGGTTGTTGGTAGAAACATCAACATCTCTGGAATTGGTACTATCCAAAATCTGATCACTAGTGGTGTTGCAACTATCACCACTCTTGATACTGAAGTATTTGATGCACTGGATGCGAAGATCACTGCTGGTATTATCACATCTCAGGTTGGTACATACGCTACTATTACAGTAGTAGATATTGAGACCCTGGATGCTCGTGATGTAAACATCACTGGTCTTGCTGTTACCGATGTAGTTGGCACTGCTGCAACTATCGTAACCGTTGACTTTGTAAATGCGGATATTGAAGATGCGAAGATCACTGCTGGTCTTGCCACAGACTTCGCTATCACTAATCTGGTAACTCAGGTTGGTATCGCTACCTCTGCGTTCATCACTTCTGGTTTCATCACTTCGCTGTATGACTCCACTGGAGTTGTTGGTGTTAACACTCAGCACATCCTGAGCACTGATCCTGCAGGCACAATCACCTGGCGTGAACCTGCTCAGATTGGTATTGCTACCATTAACGCCAGAACTGACACATGGTATGTTTCTCTGAATGGTGTTGACGATGGTGATGCTTCTCGCGGTAGAACCCCCGAGAGACCATACAGAACGATTAAGTATGCCCTGGCAGCAATGACAGGGGTTGGCGTCAATGAGATTCTGCAAATTGATGCTGGCGTTTATGAGGAAACCTTCCCACTGCTTATCCCTGCTGGTGTAACGGTCAAGGGTGCGGGTCTCCGTGCTACCAAGATTATGCCTACGATTGCCACAAGGCAAAAGGACGCATTCTTGATGAACGACAGAACGGTTGTCGAAGATGTCACCGTTGCTGGTCAGTACTTCGATACCGCTGGTAACCAAGGTTGGGCGTTCCGTTATGCTCCTGGCATCGCTATTACCGCCAGATCGCCTTATGTCCAGCGTGTAACCGTCTTCAACAAGGGTAGCAACATCACTGCTACCGATCCCTACGGATACGGTTCTGCGGACTCTCCGCCGTCTTCTTACATCTCGGGTGGTGGTGCCTATGTTGATGGTTCAGAACTCGCTCCTGGGTCCTTAGAGGCAGGTTTCCTGTTCAACGAATGTACCTTCATCGTTCCTGGCGGTAAGGGTCTCGAAATGACCAACGGTGCTCGTATCGAGTACCTGAACTGTTTCACCTACTTTGCTAGCGAAGCGGTTAAGGGTGTATCTGGATCTGTCGGTCTGTCCTCTACTGGTGAAACCAGACTGAGAATGACTGGCATCACCACGCTGGGCGTTGGTGATACTATCACCTACTACGATACCGATGGAGTAACTGGTCTTGCTACCGCTGTTGTTGCTGACTACGATGGTACTTACATCGATGTAACTGGCAAGCAAACTGGTTTTGAGGTACTCATTGCTAGATCTGCTAAGGCAATCACCTTTAACGATAATGCTCAACTGAGCACAACTGTTAAGAAGTTTGGTACTGCTTCTCTCGCGCTTGATGGAACTAATGATTCTATTAGCGTTCCTTCTAGCGGAGATCTCGGATTCGGAACTAATACAGACTTTACGGTTGAATTCTTCGTCAACTCTTATCAGTCTGGTCTTTCTTCTGCAACTCTGATCGACTTCAGAGACAACGGAACAGACGCTGAAGGTATCAGTCTTGCCTTCCGTGCTGCTGGTGAAGTTGATATGCGTGTTGGCACAACAACCGCTATCGAAGGTTCTGGTGCTGGTATTGCTACTGGAACTTGGTATCATGTTGCCCTGGCAAGACAAGGTACAAATACAAGACTGTTTGTTGATGGTACACAAATTGGTACTAAGGCATCAGACACGACAGACTACGGTGCATCCAAGGGTCTGGTTATCGGTGCTGACTTTGATGGAACCAGCAACTCTCTGGTAGGTTATATCGATGAAGTCAGAGTTGAGTACGGAGTTGCTAAGTACACCGCAGGATTCACTGCTCCGACCGCCGAGTTGCTCGGTGATAAGGATACTTCCCTGTTACTGCACTTCAATGGTTCTGCTGGTATCCAAACTACAACTGATGATGTAATCAGATATCAAGATGTTCGCATCACTCAAGCGGGTGGTGGCATCGGAACTGCTACTAAGGTTATCCTTGCCGACTACAGCAAGTTCGGTGCCGACATGCGTTCGGTCGGATGTGCTGTTGAGTATGGTCAAAAGGGTGTCATTGCTGACGGTGATGGCGTAACCCTGAGACTCTTTGCTCTGAACTTCAACCATGTTGGTGCTGGTGGAGACTTCTCCAACGATCCTAACCTGGCAATTCAGGCAAACGAAGTTACTGAGGTTAACAACGGCGATGTTTCCTTTGTCAGCATCGACCATAAGGGTGACTTCAGAGTCGGTGATGCCTTCTATGTCGATCAGGAGTCTGGCACGGTTGCGTTCTCGCAGCAGGTAACCAGTCTGCAGGCACTGTCTTCCCTCCAGATCACTGATGGCGTAGACAGCAGCACGATCACTCCTACCAGCGGCACATTCGGTAACATCCAGATCTCTGGAAACAACATCGAATCCACCACTGGTGATATCAACATCGACCCTGCTGGTGCTGGTTCGATTAACATCACTGGCGATGTCAATGTCCTGGGTATCCTGACCGCTACGGTCATCCAGTTGGATGCCTTCCAGAAGGGCGACACCTCCATTGCTCTTGATGACTCTGGTTCTGACGGCACTATCCGCTTCAACACTGACGGTGTTGAGGGTATGCGTCTTGATCCTGGTCAGTTACTGGGTATCGCTACTGCATCTCCAAGAGCAAGACTCGATGTTCTCGGATCTACCCTGCTTGAAGATCTTAAGATCACTGGTGTTGCTACCTTCACATCCAACCTCACCGTTGGTGCTGGTCTGACCGTAACAGGAGACTCTGAATTTGAGTCAACTCTTACAGTTGAAAATCTAAGAGTAGTAACTGGTCTCGTAACTTCTCTGGTTGGTACATATGCTACCATCACAACAGTTGATATCGAGACCTTAGATGCTCGTGATGTCAACATTACTGGTCTGGCAGTAACAGATACTGTTGGTACTGCTGCTACCATCACAACGATTGATACAGAGGCACTCGATGCCTTTGATGCCAAGATTACTGGTGTTGCAGTAACCAACGCAGTATTTACTGGAATCACTAGCTTCAAAGATGGAGTCAAGGCAAACTTTGGTAATGATGATGACCTGCAAATCTACCACGATGGATTTAACTCTTACATCGATGATACTGGTACAGGAACCCTTGCAATCCGTTCTAATCAGGTAGAACTTCAGAAGTACACTGGCGAGACTCTCGCTAACTTCACTGCTGATGGCAAAGTTCAACTGAATTATGATAATGGTAGGAGATTTGAGACAACGGCAATTGGTGCTAGCGTCTCTGGCGAACTGCAAACTGGTAAGTTAGATGTTGCTAGCGACACTGTAATTGGTCTCGGACTGACAGTCGTTGGTATTGCTACCTTCAACACCGATGTTTACATCGCTGGTAATCTGAATATCATCGGTGATGTTGTTTATGATGAGGTTAACGGTCGTAACCTGTTCATCTCTGGTGTAACAACCACCAATAATCTGAAAGTAACTGGCGTATCTACGATCGCTAACATTACAATCGGTGCTGGTTCTTCTTCCACCAAAATAAATACTCTTAGCGGTGAACTCGTTCTTGATTCTGCTGCTGGTCAGGTAACTGTCCAAGATGATCTGAGCGTAATCGGTTACGGTACATTCCGTGATGGTATCTACTACAGATCTGATCAAGGTGGAATCAACGGTATTGGATATAGCGGACCTAATGGTGTTGCTTACTTTGAAAATGATGGAAGGATCGTCAGTGGTCTGAGCACAGTTGGATTCCTGACTACTTCAAACTATGTCCTGACAACTGACGAAAACAACATTCCAATTTGGTCTGACAGCATCGACGGGGGTACATTCTGATGGCAAAGCCAACCACAAGACAGGGACTCAAAGACTATGCCCTTAGGCAACTTGGGTATCCTGTCTTGGAGATTAATGTAGCGGACGAACAGGTAGACGATGCTTTAGACGACGCTCTTCAACTTTTTCAAGAGCGTCATTTTGATGGTGTAGAAAGACTTTATCTAAAGTACAAAGTTACTGAAGATGACATCAAAAGAGGCAGAGCAAGAGGTAATGAAGAGTCTCTTGGTATTACTACATCTACTACATCATCTGGAGACTTTGAAGAGAACTCAAACTTCTTAGTTGTACCTGATTCGGTTATTGGAATTGAAAGAGTCTTTATCTTTGACTCTAGTCATGTCTCTAACAATATGTTCAGTTACAAGTATCAGATGTTCTTGAACGATATTGCATTTAACTTGGGATATGATGGACTCTTGAGTTATGCAATGACAAAAACATATATTGAAGATATTGATTTCCTACTTTCTACTAATAAGCAGATCAGATATAACAAGAGAAATAATAGACTGTATTTGGATATTGATTGGGGATCAACCAAAAAAGACACCTACATAATTATTGACTGTCAAAGAATCATGGATCCAGCAAACTATGCTGGAGTCTACAACGATTCTTTCTTGAAAAAGTACTTCACTTCTTTAGTTAAGAAGCAGTGGGGTCAGAACTTAATCAAGTTCCAAGGAGTCAAACTCCCTGGAGGCGTAGAACTCAACGGTAGACAAATTTATGAAGATGCTGTGATGGAGTTACAGCGTATTGAAGACAAAATGTTATCAACATACGAAACCCCGCCCCTTGATCTTATTGGATAATGGCTTTAAATCCTTTCTTTCTCCAAGGATCTCCGAATGAGCAGAATCTCATTCAGCAGCTTATTGACGAACATCTGAGGATGTTTGGGGTGGATGTATATTACATTCCAAGAAAATTAATTGTTACTGACGATGTGCTTGGAGAAGTACAATCGTCTAAGTTTACAGATGCATATATTTTAGAAGCATATCTGAACAACTACGAAGGATATGCGAAAGGTAGTGATATCATGAGCAAGTTTGGTATCAACTTGCAAAATGAAATTACACTGACTGTTTCTAGAGAAAGATACGAAGACTTCATTGCTCCGTTTGTGGTATCTCATGATGCCAGAAATGCTGGAACTGATATCCTCTTTGGCGAGAGACCGAAAGAAGGAGATCTAATCTATTTTCCACTAGGAGAAAGATTATTTGAAATCAAGCATGTAGAACACGAAAATCCGTTCTATCAACTTGGAAAGAATTATATTTACGAATTACAGTGCGAACTCTTCCGCTACGAAGACGAGTATGTCGATACAAATATAGACTTTATCGACGAAAGAATTACAACAGAGGGAGAAGTCACTACAGTTGTCCTTGCTGGCATTGGATCTACTGCTCTAGCAGTTGTTGACTCCTTTGCTAGCCAAGGTGCCTTACAACAAATTTTCCTTAATGACGATGGATATGGTTTTACTTCCGCACCCGCTGTCACTATCTCCCCGTCTCCTGCTGGTGTTACTTCATCCCTTGCCGCCGCCGTTGCATTCACCACGGAAACATCAGGTCTCTATTCTATTGATCAAGTCGTACTAACGAATCCTGGATTTGCATACACCTTACCACCAGCAATTAGTTTTGGTGGTCCTGGTGCTGGTGCTGCAGCAACAGCTGCTTTGACAAATAGTGGTATTACATCCATTCGTATTACTGACCTCGGAACAAACTATGTTTCTCCTCCGATTATCACAATTCAGCATCCTGCCGATGTTGGCATTGGCACAACTGGTGCTGTAGTTGGAGTAAAAGCAGGTCAAGTACAAGCTACTGCTGTTGCAACTCTAAGTGGAGATAGACTTAACAGAATCTATATTACTAATGCTGGTGCTGGGTATGAAGCCACACCGACTATCACCATTGGAAGTCCTCTTTCTCTTGGTGTGGGTACATATTTCTTCAACGAAAGAGTCGTTGGATCTCTCTCGGGAACTGAAGGATATGTCAAGATATTCAATGAGGATCAGAGAAAGTTAGAAATTGCAATAAATAATGGAGTATTCACTCCTGGCGAATTCATTACTGGAACTGCATCTTCTGCCAGATACCAAGTATTGTCACACACTGGAATCGATACAGCAAGTCCATATACTCTTAATGACGAAATAGAGACTGCCGCTGACGACATTCTTGATTTCACAGAGAGAAATCCATTCGGTAACTTCTGATGTTAGGTACATACTTTTATCACGAAATTCTTCGCAAAACAGTTGTTGCTTTTGGTACTCTGTTTAACGATGTTCATATTCAGAAAGAAAACAAATCTGGTGCTACAATTAGTGATCTCAAAGTTCCCCTAGCATATGGTCCGAGATCTAAGTTTCTTGCAAAGTTAGAGCAGCAACAAGATCTCAATAAACCAACTGCCATCTCTCTCCCTAGAATGTCTTTCGAGATGAGTTCTTTATCCTATGACGGGTCTAGAAAAACCTCGGTCACAAAAACATTCAAAGCAGTTGATGGTGGAGGAAATGTAAAAAAAGTATTTCTTCCCGTTCCTTACAATGTTGGATTTCAACTTAACATCATGACAAAGTTGAATGATGATGCTCTGCAGATCGTTGAGCAGATTCTTCCATTCTTCCAACCATCTTTTAATATTACCATTGACTTGATCGATAGTATTGGAGAAAAGAGAGACATTCCTATTGTTTTGGAAAATATTTCATTTACTGATGAGTATGAAGGAGACTTTTCTACAAGAAGAGTTCTAACATATACACTCAATTTTGTAGCAAAGACTTATCTGTTTGGTCCTATTGCAGAAAGCACCGACGGTCTCATCCGTAAGGTCCAAGTCGATTACTATGCAGATACTGATATCCAGACTGCTAAGAGAGAAGTCAGATACACTGCTGTACCTGATCCAATCGATGCAGAACCTGGAGATGATTTTGGATTCTCCGAAACCTTCACTGACTTTAGTGATGGTAAGGTTTATAGTCCCACTAGACGGGAGGATGTATGAAGAATGATTTCGGTAAAATAGACGAAGCGTTAAACACTACAAGTGAAGTTGTAGATGTAACTCCCGTTAAGAAAGAAAAAGAAAAACCAGATCGTCTAGCAAAAGATGATGTGGAGAAGGACTATGAATACACCAGGGCAAATCTATACTCTTTAATTGAAAAGGGTCAAGAAGCTTTGAATGGTATTATGGAGTTAGCAGAAGAATCTCAATCTCCTAGAGCATATGAAGTTGCTGGTCAATTACTCAAGAGTGTTGCTGATACAACAGATAAATTCTTGAAACTTCAGAAAGATTTGAAGGAAATCAATGAAGAGAGTAAAGGTCCAACGAATGTGACTAATAATGCGATGTTTGTAGGAAGCACTGCTGAACTTCAAAAGATGCTTAAACAGATGTCAAAAAATAAATAGAAGAGCCTTGTCATCGAGCTCGTGGCAGAAGAAGTAAAAGAACCTCTGAAAGAGGAAGAAAAAAAGAAAGGTCCGTTTGCTAAACTAAAGGATGCTGCTGCTGATCATGAAGGTCAGTTAGAAGCGATTAGTACAATGGTTAGACTTGGTATTCTTATCTGGTCTGGTGGTATTCTTACCCTTGCATACATTAAGTTGCCTGCTGCCCTTGGAATCCCTGAGCAGAAACTTGATCCTACTTTCATCGCATCCGTCTTCACTGGGGTCCTAGCTACCTTTGGAGTTCAGACTGCGAAGAAGTCTGGTGATGGAACAATGAAGATGGGTGGCGGTGGCGGTGTCTCTAAGGCAGATCTTGAGAAACTGATTGCCGCAGCAGCACAGACAGCACCTGCTCAGACCATTCGTATCGAACAAGCACCAATTCAAATTGCCACCACACCTAAGAAAGACGACGAACCTCCTGTAATGCCTACAATTTAATCCATCGCTTTTAGAAAAATGGAATTATGGAAATCTACTGTTGCGACAGAAAGTGATCAAGTCACCGAGCATGTACCGAGCAAGTCTCCATTTAAATGGGTAGCACTTTCTGTTGGTGCTTTGTTTGGTATTGCTCATCTTGGAATACTTGGACATTTAATGAATGCATCTAGATTACCAGTTATTAATTTGCCCGTAGGTGACTATACTGCATATACTGTAGAAGCTTCGAAAGATGGTTATTCCATCGAATATCGTGCAAACGATCCTAGAGTTATGAGCATCAATAAAGATATTCAAAAAAAGAATGGATTCTTTGGCATTGGTGGTCGTACAGATGTTAAACAATCTGAAGAGTATACTATGGATGGTGCTCGTCACCTTCAGGGAGGTAGCGGCTTGGGAAAGCTGACTGCCAAAAATATAGAGTGTATCAAGGCGGAAGGTGGGGGACAAAATGCAGGTAGACTGGTTGGCGCTTCTATGGGTGCTGCTGTTGCCCCATGGTTTAGTAGCATTCCTTATATTGGTTTCTTGGCTGCGGGATGGGCGGTAATGCTCGGACAGGATCAAGGTTCCAAAATTGGTGGTGACATTGCTACTATGATAAAAGATTGTGATATTGATGATGTTGGAGAGAAAATAGACACAACTAAATAGTAGGAGCAGGATTTTTATCTCCTTGTTTAGATATGTCGTACTCTTATTCTGATATCTCCAATTTCGTGTCGGAGGCAAAGAAAAAGAAAACATTAACCACTGGAGATTGCGATGCTCCTGCAGTGGATGATTCTGATGTGAAAATTACTGAGGAAAAAAAGAAAGGTCTCTGGGACAATATTCATGCCAAGCGTAAGCGTGGTGAGAAACCCGCTAAACCTGGAGATGAGGATTATCCCAAGACACTCAATGTAGAAAGTGCTGCCTGGACTCGCAAAGAGGGTAAGAATAAAGCAGGTGGTCTCAATGAAAAAGGACGCAAGTCTTATGAGGCAGAGAATCCTGGTAGCGATCTCAAAGCACCTTCCAAAGAAAAAGGTAATAAGCGTCGCTCATCATTCTGTGCAAGGATGAAAGGCATGAAAAAGAAACTTACTTCTGCCAAAACTGCTAGCGATCCTGATAGCAGAATCAACAAATCTCTTAGAGCGTGGGACTGCTGATATGAAATCTTTCAAACAATTTTTATCCGAAAGCGTCAATATCTCTGGCGACTTTAACGGCAATCTATACATGAACGCTCAACAACCACAAGAGGTTGGAGAGTCTTTCATGGCAGATGTAATCTATCAGGGTAGCATTCATAGAATCACTATGAAGACTCAGAATGGTATCCCTACCCGAGAGGAACTGGGTGAGCACTTACAAGCAGAGATGCCTGGTGCAATTGTTCAAACCGTTTATGGTATTGATGCATCTAACAGTCCCTATAAAATTACAGACTCTAAAAGATATCATCCAGCAAAACTAGATTGGGTTTAATTCATGGCTCAGTGGAATAAGAACACACAGGACTTCCTAAACCAAGAGAGAAGTCTCTTTGAGGTTTATAATATCGCAGATCACTGGGGAAACCAGACAGACTGGAGACCTCAGTTTTCTGACAATAACAGATTAAAGGTTGCTCCTTTCCAAACAGTCTTCTTCAATACTTTCCAGTATGGTAAGGAGACTGATGTTTGGGATGAGAGAGTCACTGGTGTTGCAACTGCTACTTATAATGCCAGTTCCAGTAATGTGGTTATGGAAGTTGGTTCTACTGCTGGTAGTAAGGTTGTCAGACAAACTAAACAGGTAATGAGATACATTCCTGGTAGACCAGCAACTCTCGCATTTGCAATTCGTCTAGAGGCACCACAAGTCGGTATTCGCAGAAGATTCGGATTGTTTAATGAGACTGATGGTGCTTTCTTTGAGGATGATGGTGGCACATATTCTTATGTAATTCGCAGCAGTGCAACTGGTATCACTACAGAAACAAGAGTAACCAGAGAAAACTGGAATGGTGAAAAGTTTGATGGTAATGGATATACTGGTGTAACTGCTGATGCTA